ACAGCTAAATAGGAAGGTAGAGTATAGAATACTTGAGCATATAATCCAAAATGATTAGCTGCATTTAACATTTCTCTATCTGTTCCAGTTTGGTTTACTAAACCTCCTTTAATATAAGAAACTACTTGTTGTTGAGTTACATTGAAACCATAATGCTGAAGGATTGCGCTAGTTGTAGTTGCCCAACACCAGTTGCTCATTTGTTGTTTAATTTCTGGAACTGTGGCACTTCCAGATGGATCAGTAGTTGAAGGCGGATTTCCATCTATTCCTGCTGAAGCAATATAAACTTTTCCATAATTTCTATCTGTGTAAAAGAACCATTTGTTATCTGGTTCACCTGTCCAATAATCATATATGGAATCACCAGTTACCCACCCTTCAAAATTTACAGTTGTGTTACCTGGTATAGTGTAAACTGTTTGGCTATTAATACTTGGCTGTAAACGAACATTGCATCCTATGGGGGCTGTAACGCCTGAAAAATTCACATTTTCAGCACAAACTTTTCCCATACTTGTTTCTTGAAAACCAATTAACAGAAAAGCTAAAGTCATCAGAAATACAGTAACTAACTTTTTCATACATTATACACCCTTTCTTATATTATTTTATTGATAATAATATAACAATAAATATAGCAAGTCAATGCCTTTTTGTGAATTTTTTATATAAATTATAATTAATTTTACAATAATTGAACAAATATACTGTGCAGTTTGTTAATTTTATAATAACTTAAACTATTGGCATATAATTTAAATTTCACAAAATTTTTTAGCATATTTTAGTGTATAATCATATATACAGTTAAATATTTATAACACTTCTTAATTTCTATTTATATAAAATTTTATTAACGCTATCGTACTTTATTTAGACACATTGATTATAATTATCCCGCAAATTATGTACAAACTCCTTTTATAATATACATTGAACCATTCCTGTTTAGCTAATGCTTTGATAACAAAGAATATTTCTTTTTAAATTCAATTCATAGAAAATACAGAACAGTTAAAATTAGATAAACATTAAATTTTTAAAAAGATATCATTAATATTAGTACTTTCATATTCAAGATTTATAGTTTATATTTTTTCTAATAATAAAATATAAGAAATGTTATTTTTATTTTTTGTAAATCTTTTGATGAGTTTAAAAAGAACCACTGACATACAATATGAAAGATTAATTATCATGTTAAAATAAATGTTTTAAGACTTGAAAAAATTTATATAAGCTAATAGAAAAGCCTAAAGAAATTTTATAACATGTTTAAGAGTATTATAAAACTACCTATATAGCAATTAGTTTTATAACAAGTAAAAAGCCAGCAATCTTTACGATTACTGGCTTTTCTAATGGCAGGGGCACGAGGACTTGAACCCGGAACCAACGGTTTTGGAGTTCGTTTTAACTTGTTTCTAAATGCTTTAAATTTATTACAATCATACTAATTAAGCAACTTTCAATAAAAGTAGTAAGATTAATTTTGCTATTTTTATTGAACCTTTTTAAAATTTACACAACCAAAAGACAACCAGTTTTTTTGTATTTTTAAACGATTATTTTTTTATAATATCGAAAAAATTATTTAAAATGATCTTTAGTCTTTTATTTTCATTTTCTAACTTATTAATTTTTTCCTCTAATAAAACTATCTTGTTTTCTTTTTCCATATCTAACTTTCTAATCATCTTAATTCCCCCGTTTATTATAGTAGCTAATTTCATATTAACACTTTCTTCTAATATTGTAAAGAACATATGTTCTATAGTTATAAGCTAACTTTTATAATTTCTATGCAATCATCCCCTTTTCAAGAAATATTATACAACGAAACAATATCGAGTGCCCCGATATTTCCGACAAAACCGCTACAAAATTATTACAATAAAAAACAAAACATTCTACTTTTCAGCAGAATGTTTGTGTTTTCGTAACAAATCTTCTATAGCTTCATCCAATAACCTTGACATTGGGATCCTAGTTTTTTCAGATAGTTCTTTTAATTTATTATATAAGTCCTTATCTATGGAATTACTTATTCTCGTTCTATGTACTAGCATACGCACACCTCATTTAAATACATCTTACAAATAATTTTATAAAGTAAATAAGGTTAAAACAAGAAACATAAGGTTATGTCACCTTCCACAACTTACCTGTATACATCAGTAATATCAATACTTTATAATTGTTTTGGGGTGAGGTGATTGTGTATAAACTAAAGATAAAAAAATATAGAATTAAAAGAAAACTGACTGAAAAGGAATTAGCACATAAAATTGGGATTAGCCAAAATTACTATAGCGAATTAGAAAGTGGAAAATATGATATTAAATTATCTGTATTATGTAAAATTGCTAGAGAATTAAGGGTTAAGCCTAATGTTTTATTTAAATGTAATAAATATAAAAAACTCTAAAGGTTCACCCTCTAGAGTTTTTTTATATTATAAATAATTTATTTAAGATTAAATTGTATATTTTTATTATGTTTTGTTATTAATTTTAGATCTTCTATTTTAGCTTCCTTAGGTACATCAAATACAGCAAATGTATTCTTACTTATTCCAGAATTGAAGTTATCGTATGACCCTATGAACTTCTCATTTTTATTATATATTTTTTCCTGACTATTTAAATTACCTAGTGCTTCAAATGAATTATCATCAATTTCATATGTTTTTTTATCATGTTTTAATTTAAAATCACGAGGGCTATATTCTGTAGCTTCTTCTCCATTATTTTTTATCTCTAAATTTATAATTATAAATTTTCCACTAGGTGTTGATTTTCCAGCTTCATTAGAAATAGCTGTGCTTTCTTTAGCTTCTAAAATTTTAACACCTAAGTTTCCTACAGAAGATTGTTCTCCAAATTTGATATCCTTTTTTTCTTCTTTTACTTCCTCTTTTGTGCTAGAAACTTGTTTATCTACACTTTGACCAATTTGTTTATTAACCCTACTTATAGCTGTTGCATCTCCAATGAAATAACCTACAACAAATATAACGATTGCACCTATTATTAATTTTGTATTCTTTTTCATATCCTTAATCCCCCTCTTGGTAATATACTTAAATTATAGCAAATATTACATTTTTGTAAATATAACATCAAATTTTAGTTATCTATTAAACTTTGAATTACAAGGTTAATTAAATTCCTAGAGAATATAGACTAGGTAAAAGTAACGGTTTTCCTTAAAAGCATTACTAACGTAGCTAAAACCGTTACTCTTGCCTAGTAATTTTTATCTTTCCCGTTCCATTTTTTCTCTTTCATATATAGCTTCAATTTTTAATTCATGCCGTAGGTTTTCCCACCCTCTCTCTTCTTTATTTTTCAATTCCCTCATAATTTCCTCATGTTGTTGATTTTCTAGTGATATTTGAATAGACATTTTTATCTCTCCTTTTGATTTATATTTTGGCAAAATCTAACTGCACTTTTAATAGCATATTGGGGTATTTTATACTGCTGACTAAGCATCTCTATAGCTTCTTTATATAATAGTCTATTTTCTTTTAGTTTTTTAATTTCTTTTTCTAAAGTCTCTGCATTATCTTTAATATCTTTTTTCTCTTTATAGTTGTTAGAATTTAATTGTCTATATATTTCTAGTGTTTTTTCTATAGCTTTTATTTTAATGTTTAATAGCTCTGCATTTTTAGCTTTATAAGTTAGTTGCTCTATATCTTTTTCCTGTAAGTTTGTATTAATTAAATTATAAAAATGTCTTATTTCCATATGCTTCGCTTTACTATATTTAATGCCCCTGTTAAGGCTTCTAAAGTGTTTCTGCATTCCGTTTGCATAATTGTCCTGCCATTCTCTTAATTTCTCTATGCCGTCGAAATAACGCGTATTAGATAAAATATATCTACCATTTTCTTTTTGGAATTTAGGTATAACTAATGCATGTATATGCCATGTTGTTTCGTCTTTGTGTAGAGTTGCATACACACAATTATTCCCAAAGTTTTCTTCTAACCAATTTACATTGCTATTTTCCCATTTTTCTAAGTCCTGCGAGCTTAATCCTTTAAAAAATGCTGGGGACGCTGTTAATAATAATTCCCTAGCAACTATATTATTTTTTCTTAGTTTAATACCCTGCAGATATTGCCACGCTGTTCCATAGACATCTGCATTGCCTATTAATATTTCATTATCTATACTCGTATTTGCATTTGGAACTTCCATTTCTCTTTCCATATGCCTTTGAAAGCCCTTAATGCTATTTAAAGTATTTTTTAAACTACCGTCATTTGTTTTATATTTTCTACCTATACGGAATATTGCATAATAATAGTTATTTGTTCTTCTATAAGTAGGTGTTTTAGATTTTTCTGGTTTAGATTTTCCGAAATCTTCCCAACTCACTTTTGATAACCTCCATAAAATTAATTACAGAAAACAGTAACTTACTACGGTTTTATATTAAAACATTTCTTTATAGTAAATTTTTAGTGTACCTTTCTTGCGTATAATATGTGTTTTGAACATTTAAAAGAGGTAGTTTGTTATGGGCTATTATTAAAATTTTTTCGTCCGGTATTCTTCTAACCTCGTCGAGGGTAAAAAGTTTTCTAGTAGTTTTACTATAGCTTTTATTCTTACCGTTTGTATTTTCTGTATTTATTTCTGTATCTCCACAGAGATTACTTATATAATTTAATGCTTCCAAATCTGTTAAACTGGGTAGAATACATTTAGTCTTAAGATTATTTAATATGGTAGTAGCATTATTTTTACCGTAGATATCGTATAGCTTTACAAGATTTTGTAAACATACTAAAAAACCAACTTTTCTGCTTCTACATACTGCTACTATTTGCTCGAAATTATTAATACGTCCTATATTTTGAAACTCGTCTAAAAAAAATAATACTGGTAATCCTTCTTTATACATTATTTTATTAATTAATTGTGTGTAAAAAATACTCAAAAATGGTGCTAAATAATTGCTTTTTACTTCATCATATTTTATATATAAAGCCGTTGGTTTTTCTCTAAAGTCTTCTGGTATAAATGTACTAGTAGAAATAGTTTTTATAATATTATGGTCAGTAAACAATTGTAAATTAGTTAAAAGCGTACTTGTAATACTAGCCATAGTCTTAGGGCTACTTGCACTAGACATAAAAATATTAAATTGTTCCCTTACATCTGGATTTTCATTGTTTCCCAAAATTTCTGGGAATTCTAATGGTGACGTGTTTATTAAAAATTTAACTGCTTGTGATATGCTTTTAGAATTTAACAGTGCTGCAGTGAATAAAGGAATAGTCATGTTCTCCCATTCTGTACTACCCCCATTTCTACCTGTAGCCATTTGTAATGCTAGTCCTCCATTTTGGATTATATTAGTAGCTAATTCTCTAACCTCCGTAAAACTATTGCAAAACTCCAAAGGATTATATTTCGCATTATTCCCTAAAGGCTCGAATAGAATAGGTGTTCTTCCTATATTTTGCTGGTAGTTGCTTGTGGTTTTGTATAGCTCTCCTTTTGGATCTGCAATTATTAAACTAGATTTTGGTAAATCATTGCTTAATAAATTAGGCATAAAAAGACTGGTGGTTTTACCTTCTCCCGTTGGTGCTACAACAGAAACACCTTCCAATGTTTTTTTAAAATTAAGTTGAAAATTTTTAGATAGAATCAACCCATTTTTACCTATTAGTTTTTTATAATCTCTTTTATTTCCTAACTTACTAGTTGCTAATTTATTCTTTTTATTAGCTATAAGTAATCCCGTTTCTACAACTGGAATACTCATGCTTAAAAATAAGAGTTTATTTATATACTCAAACATTTTTAATCTCCTTGCATATTTTTTTATATTTAGAACATAATAAAATAAAAAAAGGTGGTGTTATTATGGTTACATTATTAACTATTTTAGAAATTGTTTGTTATACTTTTGCTGGGTATTGTGTTTATCAAGCCTTGCCTTTGTTTTTTAGATAAAATTCTATTGCATCTTTTACAAAATCTGATTTTTCTTCTAGGCTCTTTACATAGGTATATAATTTTATATCTCTAGTGGTCTGTTTAAAACTTACTGGAATTCGTAACAATGTTTACATCTCCTTTGTGCTTACTTTACTTCTACTATATGCAAACATTGCATAAATATTGCCTGTCCACTTAAAATAATTAACTACTTAGTTAATTATAGAAATAAAAAAAGAAGTGTTAGCTTTTTTCCACTTCAATTATATCTTCTATTTTTTTATTTATTTTTTTAGAAATATTATATAAAATTTCCACACTTGGCTGAGATACATTTTTTTCATATCGATTATATTGGTATGGGCTTATTCCTAAAAATTCAGCAAAATCTTTTTGGAATTTATATCCCATTTCTAACCTAATATTTAATAATCTATTTTTTATAGCCATATATTAACACCTCTTAATATATAATATTCTAGGATATAATATTATTTCCTTTATATGTTTTAAAAAATAATAATTGTTAATACTCTAAATAGGTGATGATATGAAAAATAAGATTAGAATAGATCTATGTATAACAATAGCTTTTGCAATGTTAATATGTATGTGCATACCTGTATTGTTTTTTGATTAAAATATCTATATTCTGGATATAATAAAAATAGACCAAGACACTATACCAATATATATAAATCCATACAAAAAGAACCCTGTTTATTGGGGTTCTTTTTTATTTTTATTTTAATTCCACTAGTTTAATAATTTTATTTGAATTTGGTTGTCGTAAATAAACAAATTTTTCTTCTTCGTGGACATTATATATAGATATCCACAACGGTTTACCTTGGTCTGTGCAATACATATATTCTCCATTGCTAGGGCAATTATCTTCGGCCGCCTCGACTGCTTTAGCAACACCGATAAATCTTGTGCAAGCCCCAATTAATAATCCCGCTATTAAGAATCTTATTTCCTTTCGCACTTTAATTCCCCTTCTCTTTCTTTTATTAACTCTTTTAATTCCTCTAAATCTTCTGGTTTTGCAATTTTTATAAAATTCTTTGCATGTGACCTTTTATTTAAGTATTTTGCATGTTCTTTATTTTTGCTATACCATTTTTTATTCGCTTCTGTCTGCTTAGTTGCCATCATTATCATCCTTCTTATTTTCTATTTCATGCTTTTCTAATTCTAGTTTAGCTTTTTTTCTTTTGTTATAAGTCAGTTTGCTTAATAGTACTAATATTATTGTGATTGAAATTATTAATAAATAATTTAATATTTTCATATACTTGTGATATAATATAGGAAAGGTTGAGGGGTTTAATCCCCCTCTTTTAACCTTTTGATTTCTAGCCTTAGTTTTTTGATTTCTAACTCCGTCTTGCTGTTCTGCAAACTCAGTTGACGGATTGTTAGGAGCGAAATTACTAGGGCTATTAACTTTCCTATACTTTCTATCACTTACTCACCTCCTTATCAATTACTATACTTATATTATACTATGCATAGTATAATATATCAATACCTTTTTATGAAATATTTATATAAATTATAATAATCTTTCCAATAAAAAAAGAGGGTACTTCCATTATAGAAGTACCCTCTAAAGATTAATTGCTTAATCTTTTATTCCCGCCATTGCCTTTGTTATCATTCCAATAGCAATCTATAAAACCTTGACCAATAGCTATATAATTTCCTCTATCCTTATGTATTATTAATCTTCCATCTGTAGCCTGTTCTATGTATCCAGTAGTACCTGGAATTTTAAATATACT